GTTACATCTAGCGTAATCATTTTGATATTGATATCGTATGGTTGTAGAGGTTTACTTTTTGGCTTGCAGGACAGTACTGCTATAGGTAAAAGGAAAAAAGTAAATCTTTTCATAGTTTGATTAATTGGAATCACAACATCAAATATAATATTTAAAATAATTTTATCAGCAAGGTTATTAAATCTCCAATACCCCCCCATAACTTTTTCATTGGAAATTTGCTCTCAAAATCAGCCTTTAAATGCCTGTAAGGGCTATTTCTTTACTTACTACCCTATCTATAGTATAAGAGGGGTTAGTGATTGTGATAATGCTGTGAATGAATAATAATAGATGAGTGATAGACTTGATAAATTTCAAGGATACCTTATTTTAGTATTATATGAAAATAGTTTGATCACTTCTTGGTCAGCCTACTATTTATATACAGATAGTTTGATTGCATTCAGTAATTGGTATTAAAGGGATGGGGGTTGCTCCTCGTCCTTCTCTTTACAAATCAATTTAGACATAAAGAGAAATACACAATTCAATAAAAAATGCACATCAAAATTAACAATTATGTTAATACGTTTTCACCTGCAACATTAGGTACTATTACCATCGAAGAATGGTTGGAAAATATTAAATCCCCATCACAGGATCATCTGCAACAAATTACTACTGCAAGACAGTACAAATCATTATACGTATCCACTGGCAACAAAGTTATCAAAGATGAATACGATAAAATAAAATTACCACTTCCAACGGTATCTTATAATGCTCTCTTCACAGACAACAGAACCGATAAGTGCTTTTTAGCTGGTACAGGTTTATTGTACATCGACATTGATCCTCCCAATTTTGATATTGAATCATTGGATAAGTCTAAAATCTTTGCTTATTACCGTAGTGTAGGTGGTTTAGGGTATTCCATCTTAGTACGGGTAACAGGATTGACTTTGGAAAATTTCAAATCTACTTATGCTAATATCGTTGATTCTTTAGGTATCACAGCGATCTATGATCGTGATGCTGAAAAGATTACACAACAATCAATTATATCCTTCGATCCAGAATTATTCATTAATAATAAATCATTTATTTTTTCATCTATTAATGGTAATAATTTGAATGAATTTCATTTTGTACCCAAGAAGTCTCATAGTAGAAAAAAAGAAGAACATATGAGGGTGGTTGGGTACAAAACAGAAAATGACCTTTTTTCTGTTAGGTATACTAATATAAAGGATTTCACTTTTGATAGTGATTATCTGGTTAATTGGAAAGAAGGATTCCCATTCGTAAAATGTTACTTACCTACTAAGAAGCTATCTGATGGAAGGAAAAGAGTATTGCTATCATATACAACCAATCTGGTATACCTCAATCCTGATATGGATTTTTACCACATTTTGAACATCATAATGAATGTAAATGAAAGAATCAGTATTACTCCTTTACCAGAAAAAATAATACGGAAAATATTGGATTCCATTCTGCAACAGAAAAAGGAAGGAAGATTATTACCAGCAATTAATATCAGGAGAATTTTATTCAACCCACTATCAAAAATGGAGGTCGTTGACAAACTGGATATATGCGGTAAACTGATTAAAGATAAATATGAAATTGAAGGGTGCATTAAAATTAACGAGATCATTGAGGATTGGAATTTTAATATTCTTGGAAAAATATCGATTAGAAGTATTGCTGCTAACAACAGTATAAATAAAAAAACAGTGGCAAAATACTACAGCCATTTCCAAGATCTGATAAAGGATTTAAACGAGCAAAATAAGGGCGATATCAAGGCGTATAACCAGCATAAATCTAACATCGACAGAGATATTGCAGGGGATAATATAGCTCTTTATATGGCAGATATGACCCCTTTAAACCTGATGGAAGAATCAATGGTTATGCATGATATTATATATGTAATTGATATGGATGAAATCATGGAAGAAATATTTGCTGAAACCACTTGATGTTTTCGGAATCCACTATACTTTAGTATTTGTGAGGTTGATCGGAGAAGGTGATTAAAATACTTATTTGTTTGGGGGTGGAGTCCTGTCCACTCCCTTTTTATTGCATGGTTATTTATATTAAAATCTGAAATTGGAATACCATTGTGGCGTTTTAATATATCCCAATCGGTGTATCGGTGTCTGGTTCACATAGCAGGTATTCTTTTTAAATGACTCAATTTTTTCTGATGTAACATTTAAAGATTTGTTCAACTGTGACAATTTGATAGGTACCATTATTTTATTTGTTATGGAATTCATAACTGCTAATACACAGATGATACCATTCGTTTCGTTAATAATGTCTTTTAGCCAGACTTCTTGATCATCGGATTCAACTATTGGGAATAATATTCTGGCCTCTCTTCGTTTATCATCATCAAAGTATTTCATGCGTAAGAAAAAGCTTTTTTTATCAGCTGCAGTATTAAGAAATTTCATAATCTGCCCGCCTTTACTGGGCAAAATTTGTGATTTTGCTATATCTTTAGTTATAAAAACATCATTCCAAGTTGAAAAATAAGGAAAATGTAATAAAACGTTTCTGATGAAGTCTACTAAGTTCATCATATTTTTTACGTTGTCATCGAAATCTTCGAATTCAGCCTTTAGTGGTTCAATCTTATTGAATTCATTGAACACTGCTAACATCTCCTTATACCATAACAGGCGCATTTCACTTGTGATAAAACGTGCCCCTATCTCGTTATCAATTATAGGGATTCGATAGTATAACCTATTAATGTAATCGATTTGCAACTGAGAAAGGTTTTTTAAGGTTGACTGTTTGATAGTGACAACTTCCTTTTCTGGCCAAACTGAGTGATATATCATGGTTTTAAATTTATAAAAAATCAATGATGTAAAGAGAATAGTAAATATACTTATCGTCACTTAGTAAAAATATTTATCATTATTTTTTACTAAAAAGTGGCGTTTGCCGAAAACAAAACTATTTATGATAAATAAAGGAAATGTATATAGTATCAAACAACGCAATTGCTAATCAAGAAGCAAAAGGAAGGGAAAAATTTACTCTACAACACCCACATAATAATTGGGTAGAGAATACAGAGAAGTTTGGATTTTGGGACTTCTCGGGGTCAACAGTAGGTAAGGGATGTACCATTCCAACGGATAAATATATTGAAGTAAAAGGAAGGGAAATTAAATCCACCAGCTATTCCACTTCATTTCTTGAAGTAAAAAAATATAACCAATTAATGGCACTGGCAAACCAGACCACTACAGGTAAAGCATTTTATTTCGTGAGTTATACTGACAATGTTTCCATCCTGTTTGATCTGAAAAAGATTAAGAACATTGAACAATATTGGGATAAGCGTTGGATGAAAGAAGTGACTTTAGAAGGGCAAACTAAGACGGTAGAGAAAGAAATATATGATTTACCACTGTCATTAGCCGTTAAAAAATACAAATCATAATGGGGCTGGTCGGCTCAATAATCATCATCTGCTGGATTATATCCGAGGTGATAAATAATTAAAAACAACAAATTGGATTTAGAAAAATTTAAGAATATCAAAGATTTTATTACGGATTTGCAAGTACATTATCTGGATAAGATTGCAAACGTAATATTGGCAGATCAGCCATTTACAAAGGCACAGATCAGGTCAAAAAACCGCAATCATGATCAGACTGATATCAGACGAAAGATAGCCTACATCGGCAGAATCAAATATAATATTTCAGGATTGGTGATTGCAGATTACCTGAATATTTCAGCCGTACAGGTGTCAGAATATATACACAGTGCATACAATAGGGGATCTGTTGATAAAAATTACTCCAAAATATTATTGGAGTTAATAAACAAATTATAATATGGGAGCTAAAAAAGGATACGTAATGTCCCAAGAGACAAAGGACAAAATCACTGAAAAACGTAAGGGTAGGACTCCTTCATTGGGGCACAAAAAAACGGCAGAAGCCATTAAAATAAGGATTGGCAACCTCGGACTAAAAAGAAGTGACGTGACAAGAGCACGTATAAGTGCAGCTTAGAAGAGGAGATATGGTAATGATTGAATTTAGAGCATAAGAAAATAAACACTCATATTTTTTGCCCTACCATAAATGGTGGGGTTTTTACGTTTTATACCTCTTCTTCTTTTTGGTATGTCTGGTGCCATCAGGAGAGACCGTCTCTTCTTCTTCCTCAGAGATTAAGGCATTATTTTTTTTGCGGGCAACGTAGATTGTTGTAAGCGCAAGCAGTAGACTTGGGATTATATATTGGAGGATGATTAGCAAGTACGACATAACTGTATATAATATGTTTGTGTCGTTGCCCTCCAAACATAAGCCTTTTTAATTTACCATTGTAGGGATGTGAACAAGTTTTGCAGGGGATCTTACAAAAAGTTATGCGCATAAAAATTAAGTTCCTGATATACAGGAGTTATCTTTCAAGTTGTTAATACAATCCCTAACCCATATTATCAGGCTAAAAGTATCAAAAGAGTGGGGTTGCCGTTTCATTTTCTGAAAGTCTTACTGTACGGGCTGGAATTACCATCATCATTTTTCCGTTCTCCGCTTTCTGTTAGGGGGCTATTACGCATGAAGTACCCATATAATCTATTAATCACTGTGATAGCTAAAATAGCGTAAAGTGTATATTCTAGATTTCCTTTCATAACTGCACCTGCTCCAAAATACTCTATGAGCTCGGTTAAAACTTTTTTCGTCTCCATAAACTATATATTATGTACTCATCATTTTATTCACAGCAATCAATTTACGATATCCTTGAAGTCGAGTTTCGCGGAAGTATCACTAATCGATCACGGTAAAAATCCTTATTCATTTCATAACCCCAAAGGACAGCATAATTCAATCTTTTCAATAGATCGAACTTAGATGAACTTCCAACCGTAAAGCTATGCACGATCACCGCTGCCGTCAATAGGTTCGGGTGGGATTATAATCCCATTGCTATCTTCCCGACCATATTATTAATATTATGATTCGTTCTAAAATTCCTTAATCCTTTATTCATCTACAGCAAAATTACGAGATATCCATATTCCAGTTTAGCTGATGTATAGCTGATCTGTCGCTGGTAAAATTAAGGCATAACAGAATAGAGATTTTCCCAAACCTCTTACCATTGAGATTTAGTAAGTACTCTATAAATAAGGGTGGGAATTAGTGGTGAATTTTGCTTTTACAAATTTAATAATTTGGTTCCAAGAATTATGAAGGGGGTTCCACCTCTTTTAATAAGCAAATATTATTCTGTTTTCTGATCACGATTTAACCTGACAGCTACCTATTTATCTGTAAATACAGATTAATGGCAGCAAAAAAAGGCAATAAATATGCAGAAAAATGGGATAAACAGACTGTTTTAAAGGCAATAAACACCATTTATAACGATGTAAAGGTAGACAGGATAGTTTACTTGGGCATCGTATTAGCTAATTGTGGCCTCTACAATGACATCTGGAGCGATTGGGGTCATAAGTTCAAAGAGGACAAGGAAGTTTCTCTATTTATAAAAATGGTTGAAAGTCAAATTGAGGCTAATTTATTAAGCCAGGCATTTGAGAATAAAATCAATTCAACCGTTGCAATATTCACATTAAAGAATAAATATAAATGGAGCGATAAGCAAGAGATCGATTATACTTCCAAAGGTGAGTCATGTGGAATGAAACAAAGAACTATGGGGGTAACCCCTAGTGCTGTTAACCCAAAAACAGACCATTGCCTTAGATATCCTAGAGGATGATGTTACCACTGAATTAGTCTATGGTGGTTCTGCTGGTGGCGGTAAGTCCTATTTAGGTGTTTACTGGATATTAAAATCAGCATTAAAATATGAAGGTAGCAGATGGTTGATTGGCAGATCAGAGTTGAAAAGTCTAAAATTAACGACACTTGTATCCTTTTTTGACGTAGCAAAATTACAAGGTTTAGTAAGCGGGAAGCATTATAATTACAATCAGCAAAGTTCTGTTATTACCTTATATAACGGTAGCGAGATTGTTTTAAAGGACTTACAGTATCAACCATCAGACCCAAATTATGATTCATTAGGTTCACTTGAAGTTACAGGAATATTTGCAGACGTAATTAGTCAGATTACCCAAGATGCTTGGAAGGTATTGACACAATTACGCACGAGTTTGCACATATTATGCATGACCAGAATTCTTCTGGAATAAACCCTAGCGGTGGGAACAGGCATATGTATAATGCAGATGGATCATTGAATCAAATTGCTAAGGATTTAAACAGGGAGAACTATTTGAACTTTATGAGGATGAAGAACTCTGAAGATAGGTATAAAATAAGTGCGTACGGAATGACCAATGAGCACGAGTTTTTTGCTGAAACATTTGTTATGTACCACAGGAAAGATCCAACACTGCCAGAACAGCAGGTGGAATATTTTGACAGGTACTTTAAGTTAACAAAGTAGTATTTATAGATATGATAGAAAGTAAAAACACTAGATACTGTGATAAATGTCTGCATTACGATGCAAATGCTCAATCATGCCCTGCTTTTCCAAACGGGATACCAGATCAGTTATTGGCGGGTAAAATAAAACATATATTAAGGTTTCCAGAACAAGTTGGAAAAGATGTATATGTAAATTCACGAGAGTATTGGGAGGGTATGGGTTTAGAATTCCATCCAATGGAAGGTATTGATGATTTTATTGTTGAGGATTAAAACGTCAAAATTATATGACTTCTATCTCTAATTGAAATTGGATAGGGTCTGGTAGATTTTCTGCATGGAGCTGGCCGTTAACATTTATGATTTTGCCAATTAGATCTGGTTCGATATATAATCTTATAGGAGTTTTCAATATTTCATCTTCTAACTTATGTTTTATATCACCTATGGATGCTCGGACTTTAATGTTTTTATCTTGGTCAAATGACACATCAGGATAGTGCATTGAATCATATGCTGATGAGACAGGAGAAGAATGCTCGTATTTTTTAGGCTCGATTTTATGCATTACATATAGCCCCTCAATAAAGGCAATGTTCAGATCCAAAGTACACCCTTTTAATGTTTCACGCCCATCATTATATATCAAAAGCTGTATTTTATGTGAGACTGCTTCATGAAGATGATATCTATCCTTGTCATAAAAGTTTTCAGGTGTATGTGAGAGCTTGACTTGCAACGCTGTTAGTTCTTGGGCTCTACGTTTCGCTTTCTCAGCGAGAAAACCAGTGGAATTTTTATTGGGATCAGCATCAATTATATCCTTCAATTCAGAAATCTGTTTTTGAATTTTTAATATTTCTCTTACTGAAGGAATATCTTTATAAACTATCGATTCTAATGATATTCTAGTTTTATTGTTTTTTTTAAATGTTATGGCAACTTTACCATCAAAATTTGGTTTTCCATCAAACTTTTTCTTATATATTTTTTCTAGATCCTCCCTAGTCATATCTAATTTGAACGTTCCTTTTCGGATCTTCATTTCGTCGATCTTCATAAATACCGTATCCTTCTTATGGTAAGTTACTGCCTTTTTTGTTGCGTATGGTTTGTCCGATGGGTTTTTAATTGTAAGTATCATTAGGTTTGATCCCTCATACTCAAAGGGTATGTATTCAGTGTCTATATCTGGTTTTATATTACTGATAATGGTCTGTTGAATAATTGCAGAATCATCTGGCTTATCTATGTTGAAGACATAGATATCATTTTTTTCTTTCTTGATACCAATGATAATATATTTATCACCATCATAATCAGCGTTAGCGAACGCTAATACATCCTTTATCAGCTCGTGCTTTTTAGCACTCTTATATTCTTCCTGTTTGAAATCCAAGAATTCACACTCCTGATGATATCTAATTAAATCTTCTATTGACGGCATATCTCAAATATAAAGTAAAAAGCAAATACAATTCTATTTTCTGATTGATCATATCTTGATTACGAGGCTATTTATCTGAAACAGCAGTATAAATGGCTAAAAATTTACAAGTTAAAAATTTCAGTACAACTATTTCCAATGTCGATATCGATTCCAGAACTATCTGTGGATATGCATCTACTTGGGATGTAATTGATCAGGATAATGATAAAATAGTCAAAGGTGCTTTCAGTAAATCACTGAGAGAAAACGGGGTAGATAGCCTTAGTCCAAGGATTTTCCACTTATATCAGCATGACATTACTCAATTATTAGGTAGACCATCAGTACTGAGGGAAGATGAAGTTGGATTGTATTTTGAAACTAAAATTGCAAATACACAGCTAGGAAACGATGTCCTTAACCTATATAAAGAGGGTATCATCAACGAACACTCGATTGGATTCCAAACAGTAAAGCAAGCAAACAGGGGTTCCTTCAACGAGATCCAAGAGGTAAAACTTTATGAATTTTCAACTGTAACCTTTGGCTCAAATGCCAATACTCCATTCTTGGGATTCAAGTCCCAATTCGAATCGGAGACTTCAATAAATGAACAATTTGATAAAGTCGGTAAGATGCTTAAAGGTGAAATAACACCTGAGACAGCAAGCTTACTTATACGGTAAATTCGGGTTTAACCATTTTCCAGATCCAGCCAAAAAAACGTACGGGGATTAAGATTAGTTTAGGTATAGCAATTGGGATAGGGGCTTATTTTCTGCTCAAATAATTAGGGGATTGTTTGTACAGATGTAGCAGGGTTGGGTGTCGGTTGAACTGATTGTGCTGGTAAATTTGTAACGGATGTTGCAGCGGTTGCAATTTGTTTTTGGAGTTCCAATCTTGCCATTTGCAGTTGAATTTTTTGAAGCTCATCTTGTGGTCCTTGAATTTTAAAGCACCACAAAATTCCACCCAATAAAAACATAGCCATTCCAAACAAAAAATATATTTTAATATTATGGTTATTCTCCTTTGCCAGTTTTTGATTAATTTTTGCTTTAGAATAGCGAAGCTGATATTCTATATATGTATTTTTGTAATCTCTCGACAAGCTGTCACTGTTACTTACGATTTGATTCATTTCTTCGTTATATCTGTCTAGCATCTCTTTGATAATACCTATCTCAGCTTCACTTCTTTTATCCCTTATCATTGTAACATACTGAATATTTGTGGAGAGCGAAACTTTTTGTAGATATTTCATCCTCTCATCCCTATGAAGATTTTTAATAGAGTCACCTAATAAATTTGTACTCTTAATTATTCCGAGTGAATCTACGGAGAAGCTTTCTTGTGATTGCGATGTGGTTTGATGCTGGTCAAGATATGCAGAGAAAATTATTAAAATAAGACCGCCAATAAATATGAATTTATATAGGCTATCTGTAGGGAGTGAAGGAAGTGAGAACATATAAATTATTCTTAAAACAATTCTGGGTAATGCTGTTTGATCCTTATTCCGATGGAGTTAATGAAGTCGGTATAAATTTGATCTCCTGTCTTTTGTTGCCACCATCCATTAGCTATATCATATTCTATCGTACTTGCTTTTTGTAAGAGCAATATATTGAAAATTATTTTATGGGTTTCGTTATCTTTAAATGGTAAAACCGAAAATTCATAACCAGTTCCATCATAAGTAAAAATTAAATTTTTCTTCTCGAATTCTTGTTCCATTTTATAAAGTTAGGTATAATCCCATTATAACCGTATACCATATGTTGTGCTATATTCACTTTAGACTATTCTTGCCAGATTTTTGATGATAGATGCTTATGAAATTGGTAAGTATATTTGAATGGTGTGATTTGTGAATGAAATTATCCTATATTAACGGTATAAACATTTAAATAATTAATTATGGATGCGAAGAAAGAATATATTACCAAGTTAGCAAATCATATTGTTCGAACTAAAGCTAAAAAAATGACAGGAGAAGACCTTGCTATTGATTTGAATACAAAGGGTTATAAAACTTATAGTAATGACCTATATGTTTTGGGAGGTCGTGGTGTTTATACTTTACTTCATGCGACATACGATAGTTTAGTACCAACCAGACAATCGGATGCAGATAATGTGGCAACTGCATTTGTCAACGCAAATGGTGATCCAGCATGGGATAAATAAGCGTTCCTACACCTACAGTATGATTCATGAACTTATTAGTTTATAAAACCAAATATATATGGCATATCAAGTTAATGTGGGACGGTCGTGATATTACAATTGATGAAGCAACTGAGTGCGGAATTTACAACATTACT